ATCCAGCCTGAGACCAATCACCACGTGATGCGGCATTGAGTGCTTTCAGGAATGAATATCTTTGCTGTTCCTTTGGCTTAACATCGGGCGGATCATCCAATGGAGATAAAGGTTTCGTCTCGATTTTATCGAGCAGTTTTTCACGGAACGTAAATAAATCCGTACCGTTATGAACGCATTCATCTGTGAAAGCGCGTAAATTGTGACGCTCTCCCAGAGATTGCATCTCCTTGATTTCTTTATGTCGCTCCGCGAGTGCTTCTGCCTTCACTTTCTCGGCATCCACGCTCGGTACTTCTGCGACAATTTCTGTTTTAGTTTCCATATTTATTTCCTTAATAATTGGTTTAGGTTCGGCACGTCCGACCCCAATGTCAGTTCTGTCCGCCGGAATACTCACTAATGAGATTTCCATTGGCATCCATGACGCTCGATAAACATCTGTGCCGTCGCGTTGTTCCTCCTGTTTTTCTAAATGTGTGACAGAATATCCAACGCTTATATTGGTACGAATCTTGTCATTTACATCTGCCAGAATCTCCGATGCTAGGTCGCTCCTTCCAAAGCGCACCACCGAGCGGGACTTCCCCTCAGTCTCGTCAACCCTTGCAGTTTCAATTACGCCAATCTGCACCTCTGGATCGTGATTCAGGAGTAACGGTGCCCTTCCGGACGACATAAACTCCATATCAATGTCTTCATTTTTGTGTGATAAAACCTCCCATCCAAAGCTCCGCATAACCGGTTCCTCAGATGCGAAAGACAATGAGACTGTGCGATCATCTTCCTCGCCTTTTGCTCTTTCAAACTCCAGCGCGAACGTCCGTGTCTCCAAATCTTTCAAACTTTTTCTCTCTTTAATCGTTAAGTTCTGTTCCATCGTCTACCTTTGGTTGTGCCGGATTTTTAGCTCCGAGCGGTTCTATGTTTATTTCAAGGTTAAATCTATCTGCCATCTCTAAATCTGCCTGTAATGTTGAAAAAGTTTCTTCAACGTCCCTTCCGGAAATTTGCTGAGCTACATCTGAAAAAGTCATGAACCCATTTTGCAATCCATTAATTGCTGCATTTACTTCCTTCAACGGATCAACCCACGCATAGCCTCGCGGTCTGAATATGGCCGCATTTGCGAATTTGTTATATCTTTCAATCGGGAATGGTATTGCGCCGGATGTCATTCCTAAAGCCAACCATTCTCTAAATACTGGCTCGGCAAAGTGTTCAGTTAAGAAACGCTGATGCATTCGGTAATTATCTCGCGAATCAATTGTTCCGGACCGGATCGAACTGTAGCTAACAGATTCAAGATTGCTTGACAAAGTAACGTAATCCAGACCCAACCCTGACGCGATACTTCTCAGCATTGCCTTATGGAAATCCGCAAAAGCTCCGTTCGGATGATCCATTGACGGAGAGACTATATCCACACCGGAAGGCAACTGTGTTATTGAACCAGGTTCTCCCGCGTCCATAATCGGTGCATCTTGGTCGAAATCATCTCCGGCGTAAGCGACTCCATCCTGTGTTTTCAGGAAAAGACTGCGAGATGCACCGAGCCTCGCGGCGACTAATTCTGCCTCAGAATATCCGTTAAGCTGATGAATCTTATCCATCACGGACGCAAAAAGTGGCACACCTCGCGTTTGCTGGCATCTGTCTGGTCTGTAAATGTGCAAAATATCTGATGCAGGAACTCTAATTCTTCCTGCGGTAACTCCAACCTCATCATAAGGGTGCGAACCCTTGTGTAGATGATAAGCTACCGGACGATTCATTTGATTGAGTTCCACACCCATTACGATGCGGTTTCCATTGCTCAAAGTCGTGTTGTGTTCTTCATCGAGATAATCCGGTTCTAAAAACTGCAGGGAATATCCAAATTTATTGTCAGCATTACGAATATGTTTAACCAGGACTTCGCCATCTCTGATTAATCCTTCCTGCACCATTTGCTGGCAGTCTATCCATGAATGCTTCTGAGTTATTTCACAGACTCCCTTCTGAACCCATTCCTTCCAGAGACGCTCCAGAATGTCATTTCCCGCCATATCCAGCTCGCCCTTGAGCTCACCGTTGCGTGGAAGGTTTCTTGCTCGTACTTGCAAGTGAAGCCCTTTGTCGCCCACGACTTGAGTCCGGTAAATTTGCAGTGCTTTCGTTGCTATCGGCTCATTTCTCGCGAGCTGCCGACAGCGGTCTCTCATTTTACGTAAAGCCGGTCGAATCTCTTTGTCTGCACTTGTTGAATTTCCTAAAAAGTTTTGAAACAATCTTGAAGTCGATGCGCCTGTATAATTACGCCTATAAGGGATTTTGCGCTCATCACGCGTTTGACCCCATGAACTTGGATTCCACCATGCCATAATTAAAACCTCACAAGAATATTTTGACCCGTCCTCCTGCCACTCAATGCACGATCTTTCATCACCTCACGGTTGTAAACGCTTCGGTAGTAATTAAGTTGTGCAGATACTTCATCCATTGACCTGAGTGTATTTGAACGGTCTGTGATACTGTATGAACTCGTTAATTTCTGTGCTAAACTCTCCTGTGTTGCTTCAAGGTAATCCACCATCTTGGCTGCGTGCGTTCTTGGATCAGCTTCAGAAGTAACAAGATTTGTTTTAACCTCAAACTTGCCACTGTCTAGTGCAATGCGCTCCGAGTCCGAGGATCGTGTAATGTACATATTCCACGCGTATGTTCCAGCCGTGTAATTGGTAGTAGTGGAACTCGCAACCTCAACTATGTATTCAGTCCCAGACTCGGAAGCAGTAAACGAAAAATTGGTACTTCCCGCGCCCAATAATCTTGCGCGATAACTTAAAGCGTATGAACTCGGCGCGTATGTCGAACCGAGATCCGTTCTTTTCCAAACCCATCTATCACCGATGACTAAAACCTCCGGTTCCGTAGTTGGGTAATTGTCACTATCAAATAAATCTGCCATAAATCACCAGTTTGTCGCCCAAGATTTCGGACGCGGATTAAATTGTTTTTTTGGTTCGCTTTTTCTGACTTCTGATAATTTCTTCTGAATGATGCTCATATTCGCGTTCAGCGACCTAAAAGCGGCTAGGTTATAAACCATCAAGTCAAGTGCTTCATTGCGAGGACGCAACCGCTTGAACTCCATTCGTGGTATTCCAGCCTTATATCGTTTGACAAGTCGCTCTGAAGACAATTGCAAGAAAAATTCTTCATCTAAAAAATCCGGAAAATGTACATACCCCGAATCATTTACATCATCAATTTTCAGTCTCGCAAGTATTTGCGTTTTCAGCGTAGAAACTCCCAGCGGAAAAACGTTGCACCGCGTTGTATTAGATTTGGTTGGTCTGCCCACCTCAGCCCTGTTAATCCCACCTATGCCCTTAATTGCGCGAACACCAGTCGCCTCAAGTCTTTTGCAAAATTTGTAAACTGCACCGGTCTCATACCCTGAATCAATAAACGACCTGGTAATTCTTAAATCGTTTCCGGACGGATGTGGCCAAGTCGTTTTAAGATATTCTTCGACTTCGTTCCATAATGATTCGGAATTCGGAGAACCGTAAAAAATCTGAAAACCGACAATCCAAATTTGATTGTTCGATCCGTAACCATTAACCAAAACTTCGATTCGGTCGGCTTGAACGTCCGCACTTGCACATAAAACGCCGATAGTCGAATCCGGCAATGGCGTTTCAAAGTGAGTAGCTCGAGCCATAATGTCGTTCGTTTCAACACCGTCGCCTTCATCTTCTTCCCAACTTTGCGCCAGAACGGTATTAACGAAAACTCGCAGAGCTTCCTGTCCGGTATGCTTTGATTCCAAAAACAACTTAGCAAGCTCCGCAATATCGACCCACGGAGAATAAAGTCCAGAAAGATGAAATCCCGCTGTTCCCGAAAATGGCGCGGTGGCAATCCACTCTCCGGATCGAATCGCCTGTTTCCGTTGTATGTCTGACCATTCTGCATCGCACTCACAACAATGATATTTTGCAGTTTCCGGTTTGTTTTTTTCCCAGCGAACCTGACCCCA